GTGGATTTATTGTGGCAGATGATACATCAACAAATGCAACTCGATATATCATCTTTGATGAACTTACTTCTGGAAATGTTACAACAGCAAATGTATCTTCAACTAAACTTACCTTCAATCCATCTACAGGTGAAGTAACTGCAACTAATTTCAACTCAACATCTGATTTGAATTTAAAGAAAGATATTGAACCCATTTCAAACAGTATTGATATACTGAGATCCATTTCTCCAGTTAAATTTACATGGAAAGATACCGGAGAAATAAGTTATGGTGTAATAGCACAAGAACTTGAAAGAATTCTTCCAGAACTAGTAAAAAATGTCAACGGAACAAAAGCAGTTAGTTACACTCCATTAATAGCATTTTTAATTGATGCTGTGATTGAATTATCTAATAAGTTAAACGATAAATAGAAGTAGTAACTGCCGAGTGGAGACACGAAGATGGCAATAAAAATAGTTGGAACAACAGTAATTGATGATACTAGGAAATTTATTCCTCTTAGTATTGAAGCATCAGGAACAGTAGGAACAGCAGGAAGTGTTCTTTCTTCAACTGGAACAGGAATTCAATGGATTGCTGGTGGTGGCGGTGGATCTGGAACATTTGATACAGGAATTACCACCTCAATTTATGTTTCAGTCACTTCTGGAATCGGAACAGATTCTCTTACTACAAATAGTATTTTTTCTGGACCAGGAATTGCATATTCTTTTCCATCAACTGCTGGAATTGAGTATATAATTGAATCAATGCATATCACCAATAAATCTGGAGGTGATTTATATCTTTCTGGTAGACATGACTTTAGTGGTGGAGCAAATGTTCCAATTGCAAATCGCATTATTATTCCATATCAAGGATCATTAGAACTTTTAGAACAACCAAGAATTGCAAATCCATCAGATATTCTTCGTTTACAAGCATTAACTGGAATTGGAACAGCAGAAACTGGACATGATGGTGGTCTAGATGCATTCATTATTCTTTCCAGAAAAAATGTTACAGACTACATTGGAGTCGGAAAAACAATTACATCTACAGACCAAGAAGTTTTTACTTCAGTTACTAATCCATCCGTAATTCAATCAATTAGTGTTGCAAACTACAATAGTAATGTTGATGCTGATGTAACAGTTTCAATTTTCCGTGGAGGAACTGTGGGAGGAATTGCAACAACTGGTATTAGGCAAGGTTATCTTGCATATAATCTGACAATTCCAAAAAATAGTAATGTTGAAATCTGTCAAAAACCAAAACACTTATTATCAGGGGATTCAATTCTAGTCACAACGACACCGACAAACTCTGTAGGTGTCATTGTTGCGGGTAAATATATAGTCTGATATAATTAATTTTATTTGAAAAAAATATGTTCAATATTAAATGTCGTGGTCTTTTCCCGACCGATTTGTATTTTGTTGATATCTACGATTCAAAAGAAAACGAAAGTTATAAGCAAGAACTTTTAAGACTTTCTCAAACAGAACCAGGAAATATAAGAAGCAATCGTAATGGATGGCAGAGTGATATTACACTCTGGAGCAATGAAACTTTTAAACCATTACTTGAAAAATCTTCTAATATTGTTCAATCAATTATTTCTGATTTATCGCAAAATAAACCAGAGTTTGTAATTCGTTCAATGTGGGGAAATGTGAGTCCAAAAGGTGGATATAATTTTACACATGTTCATCCGACTGGTTGGTTGAGTGCTGTTTATTATGTTTCACTTCCGCAAGGATGTCCAGGTATTACTTTTGAAGATCCAAGACCAGCAAAACTGATGGATTTTCAGCAGAGTTGTTTGATGGATACTAATCATTTTACACATACTCCAAAGGTTGGTGAGTTAGTTCTATTTCCTTCTTGGTTGCCTCATTTTGTGGATCCAAATCCAACAGATGAAAATCGTATTTCTATTTCTTTTAATGTGGAGTTAATGGTATGACATCTGTATTGATTGCGATGCCTTGTTATGGTGGAATGGTCAGTGATAAGACCGCAAAGGGTTTATTCAATCTAGGAAAAGCACTGAATAAGAACGGAATAGATCATGGTCTCTTAACAATGGCAAATGAAAGTCTTGTCACAAAGGCAAGATCACGAATTGCCAATTTTTATATGAATAATACTGAGTATCATAAAATCTTATTCATTGATGCTGATGTTGGATTTACACCAGAAGATGCATTAAAAATTATTCTTGCAGATAAGGATATTGTCTGTGGTGCATATCCAATGAAAGGTATTCCACTTCGTTATAATTACAATATGAAATCTCCACCAGTTGCAGAAGGAGGACTGGTTCAGATTGAAAATATTGGATTTGGTTTTTGTTGCATTAAAAGAGAAGTGTTTCAAACAATACAAAATACTTATGGTGAAGAATTGAAGTATTATCCTGCACTAAATAACTCTAGTTATCCTCCAACAGAACAGGAATATCATAACTCATATCATTACTTTCTTGAAATGAAAAAAGATATGTCTTTTCTACCAGAAGATTTTTCATTTTTTGAAAGAGCATCTAGTGTAGGATACACATCTTGGTTAGATACAAGTATTCGTCTGTGTCATGTTGGTTCTCATGTTTATCAAGAAGAGTAACATAAAATGGCAGGAGTATTTGGACTGAAAAAAGTTTACAAAAGGCAAATCCAGAAGGAAGATCCTGGATTGTCTTTGAACATCAGTCCTTGGAGTTATTATGGTTTTTATGGTGGTGGTCTATTACCAACTGTTTTAGGTACTTCAACTATTGACCGTCTAGATTTTTCAACAGAAACCGTAACAGTACCAACATCTAAGTTATCTCAATTAAGATGGTTTTTAGCAGCAGTCTCAAGTAGTTCTTATGGTTACTTTGGTGGTGGAACCATTTTTCCAGCAATCTACTCAACAATTGACCGTTTAGATTTTTCTACAGAAACTGTTGCAGTACCAGGTCGTCAGTTATCTCAAGCAAAATTAGATTTAGCAGCAACCTCAAGTAGTTCTTATGGTTACTTTGGTGGTGGTTATTTTACTCCTCCTGGTACTAATTTTTGCACAATTGACCGTCTAGATTTCTCTACAGAAACCGTCACAACACCAACACCTCAGTTATCTCAGGCAAGAAGAGCATTAGCAGCAACCTCAAGTAGTTCTTATGGTTACTTTGGTGGCGGTTTTATTAATAATTCTGTTTGTACCATAGACCGTCTAGATTTCTCCACAGAAACAGTAACAGTACCAACACCTAAGTTATCTCAAGCAAGAGTTGGTTTAGCAGCAGTCTCAAGTAGTTCTTATGGTTACTTTGGTGGTGGTGAAACTCCTACTCCTACTAGTGTTTGTACCATTGACCGTCTAGATTTCTCCACCGAAACAGTATCAGTACCAACACCTAAGTTATCTCAAGCAATACAATATTTAGCAGCAACTTCAAGTAGTTCTTATGGTTACTTTGGTGGTGGTTATACTCCTATTAATGTCTGCACCATTGACCGTCTGGATTTCTCTACAGAAACCGTAACAGTTCCAACACCTAAGTTATCTCAAGCAAGAAGAAGTTTAGCAGGAGCAACCTATAAGTCTCAACAGATACTCAGAACAGATCCAAAATACACTTCTTGGCCTGAGAGTGCAAACTTTGGGTATTATGGTGGTGGTTACTTTTTTCCTGTTAGTACTCGTTTTTCCACCATTGACCGTCTAGATTTCTCTACAGAAACCGTCACAACACCAACACCTAAGTTATCTCAAACAAAAACTTTTTTAGCAGCAGTCTCAAGTAGTTCTTATGGTTACTTTGGTGGTGGCAATACTCCCAGTATTAATGTCTGCACCATAGACCGTCTGGATTTCTCTACAGAAACTGTAACAACACCAACACCTAAGTTATCTCAAGGAAGATATAGATTATCTGCATTCTCAAGTAGTTCCTATGGTTACTTTGGTGGTGGTGGATTTGCTCCTACTGTTTGTACCATTGACCGTCTAGATTTCTCTACAGAAACCGTAACAGTTCCAACACCTAAGTTGTCTCAAGCAAGATCTCAATTAGCAGCAACCTCAAGTAATTCTTATGGTTACTTTGGTGGTGGATATAGTGGTCCTAGTTTTTCCACTATAGACCGTCTAGATTTCTCTACAGAAACCGTAACAAGACCAACACCCATATTATCTCAAGCAAGATATACTTTAGCAGCAGCCTCAAGTAGTTCTTATGGTTATTTTGGTGGGGGTATTACTACTACTTCTCCTATTACTCTTGTTTCCACTATAGACCGTCTGGATTTCTCTACAGAAACCGTAACAGTTCCAACACCTAAATTATCTCAAACAAGGCAAGGTTTAGCAGCAACCTCAAGCAATTCTTATGGTTATTTTGGTGGTGGTGGAGGTCCTAATTATATTTGCATCATTGACCGTCTAGATTTCTCTACAGAAACCGTAACAGTTCCAACACCTAAGTTGTCTCAAGCAAGATCTCAATTAGCATCAGTATCCGGAGGAACCGGAACCCAAAGAGTGGGTGCTGCGACTGCCGGGTATTATGGTGGTGGTAGTCCGCCTGCTGTCAGCACCATAGATCGTCTAGATTTCTCCACCGAAACCGTAACAATATCAACACCTAAGTTATCTCAAGCAAGAAGTGGTTTAGCAGCAGTCTCAAGTAGTTCTTATGGTTACTTTGGTGGCGGTTTTGCACTTTCTTCTACTTGCACCATTGACCGCATAGATTTCTCTACAGAAACCGTAACAGTACCAACACCTAAGTTATCTCAAGCAAGAACTAGTTTAGCAGCAACCTCAAGTAATTCTTATGGTTATTTTGGTGGTGGACAAGTTCCGTCTAATCCTATTGGGTTTAGCACAATTGACCGTCTGGATTTCTCAACTGAAACAGTAACAGTACCAACACCTAAGTTATCTTCAGCAAGAGAAGGATTAACAGCAACCTCAAGTAGTTCTTATGGTTATTTTGCTGGTGGCCAATCTCCGACTGCACCATCGGCCATTATTAATCGTTTAGATTTTTCCACAGAAACCGTCACAACACCAACACCTTCATTATCTCAAGGAAGAGGTAGTTTATCAGCAACATCAAATAATTCTTATGGTTACTTTGGTGGTGGTGGTCCGCCTGCTGTCTGCACCATTGACCGTCTAGACTTCTCTACAGAAATAGTAACAATACCAACATCTAAGTTATCCCAAGCAAGACGAGGTTTAGCAGCAGTCTCAAATAGTTCTTATGGTTACTTTGGTGGTGGTTTTGATTCTGTTACTATTGCTGTCTGCACCATTGACCGTCTAGATTTCTCCACAGAAACCGTCACAACTCCAACACCTAAATTATCTCAAGCAAGAAGTGCTTTAATAGCAGTCTCAAACTCAAACTAATATTATGAAAACTTTTCACTTTCTCTCAGGTCTTCCAAGGTCTGGTTCAACACTTCTCTCTGCATTATTGAATCAAAATCCAGAGATACATGCATCCACAAACTCTCCTCTTTTAGATACAATTCATTATACTGAGGAGTATTTGTTATATAACTCAGAGCAATATAAGGCACATCCAAAACCAGAAGCAGCACATAAGGTTCTATCGTCCATTGCACCTAATTATTACTTCAACACACCAGAACCAATCATCATAGACAAATCAAGAGGTTGGGTGAATGAAATACAACATATCAAAGACTACATCACTCCAGAACCAAAAATCATCTGTATGGTTCGGAACATTCAGGACATTATGGTTTCTTTTCTTGCACTGGTTGAGAAAAGTCAGTCTCTTTCTTTTATTGATAAAGGACTTTTAGAAAATAATGTAGAACTCACAAATGATAATCGTTGTGAGTTTCTAATGTCTCCGAGAGGTATTATTGGAATGTCCTATCATGCACTTGCAGAGGCATATCGCAAAGGACATCAGAAATATATGTTAATCGTAGAGTATGAGAATCTGATTGGAAATACACAAAACGAAATGAATAGGATTCATTCATTCTTGAATTTACCTTTGTATTCTTATGATTTCTCAAATGTTCGTCCTAAATATGATGAGAATGATGTAGTTTATGGTCTTGAGAATATGCACACAGTCAGAAGTGAGGTGAAAAAAATACATCGTGATAACTCAAAGTATCTTAGTGAGTTTATAATCAATAAATATAAAGAGATGGAGTTTTGGCGTAGAGTCACTCCAAAATATTCTGTGTTTGGAATCTAATGCCTGGAACATTTTCTTTAAGAGAAGTTAGAACAGAACAACTTAAAAAAGAAGATCCTGGATTGTCTTTGAACATCAGTCCTTGGAGTTATTATGGTTTTTATGGTGGTGGTATTAGTGTCTCCACCATTGACCGTCTAGATTTTTCTACAGAAACAGTAACAGTACCAACACCTAAGTTGTCTCAAGCAAGAAGTTCTTTAGCAGCAACCTCAAGTAGTTCTTATGGTTACTTTGGTGGTGGTGTTACTGGTGCTATTATTTGCACCATAGACCGTCTAGATTTCTCAACAGAAACCGTTGCAGTACCAGGTCGTCAGTTATCTCAAGCAAGACAAAATTTAGCAGCAGCATCAAGTAGTTCTTATGGTTACTTTGGTGGTGGAGATGATACTCCTACTACTCGTGCTTGTACCATAGACCGTTTAGATTTTTCAACAGAAACTGTCACAGTACCAACATCAAAGTTATCTCAAGCAAGAAGTTTTTTAGCAGCAACCTCAAGTAGTTCTTATGGTTACTTTGGAGGAGGTTTTGGAACTTTAGAGGTCTGTACAATAGACAGATTGGATTTCTCCACAGAAACGGTAACGACACCAACACCTAAGTTATCTCAAGCCAGATATAGATTTGCAGCAACTTCAAGTAGTTCTTATGGTTACTTTGGTGGTGGTATTTCTCCCGCTATTGTTTGCACCATAGACCGTCTGGACTTCTCTACAGAAACCGTAATAGTACCAACACCTAAGTTATCTCAGGCAAGATCTGATTTAGCAGCAGCATCAAGTAGTTCTTATGGTTACTTTGGCGGTGGTTTTATTCCTACTCCTGCTAGTGTTTGCACCATAGACCGTCTAGATTTCTCCACAGAAACCGTAACAGTACCAACACCTAAGTTATCTCAGGCAAGACAGAGACTATCAGCAACAACCTATAAGTCTCAACAGATACTCAGAACAGATCCAAAATATACTCTTTGGCCTGAGAGTGCAAACTTTGGGTATTATGGTGGTGGTGGATTTCCTACAGTTTCCACCATTGACCGTCTGGATTTCTCTACAGAAACCGTTACAGTACCAACACCTCAGTTATCTAAAACAACCAGATATTTAGCAGCAACTTCAAGTAGTTCTTATGGTTACTTTGCTGGTGGTGATACTCCACCACCATCAAATTGTTTAATTGACCGTCTAGATTTCTCCACAGAAACCGTTACCGTACCAACACCTAAGTTATCTTTAAGAAGATCTTATTTAGCAGCAACATCAAGTAGTTCTTATGGTTACTTTGGTGGATTTGTTCCTACTGGTGGTAGCAATTCTACTATAGATAGAATAGATTTTTCAACAGAAATTACAAATAGAATAAATTCTTTTTTATCTAAACCAAGAGGATTATTGGCAGCAACTTCTAGTAGTTCTTATGGTTATTTTGCTGCAGGTTATTTTGCACCAACAACAACATATTATTCATTGATAGACCGATTAGATTTTTCAACAGAAATCACATCAATACCATTATCAAATTTATCTCAAGCAAAACTAGGTCCAGTAGCAACCTCAAGTAGTTCTTATGGTTATTTTGGTGGTGGTAGTATTGCTCCTGGTCTTCTCTCCACCATCGACCGTTTAGACTTCTCTACAGAAACCGTCACAACTCCAACATCTAAGTTATCTCAAGCAATAGAACAATTAGCAGCAACTTCAAGTAGTTCTTATGGTTACTTTGGTGGCGGTTCAGCACCAACTATTAGATCAACTATTAACCGTCTTGATTTCTCCACAGAAACAGTAACAACACCAACACCTAAGTTATCTCAAGCAAGATCTGGTTTAGCATCAGTATCCGGAGGAACCGGAACCCGAAGAGTGGGTGCTGCGACTGCCGGGTATTATGGTGGTGGTACTACTCCTACTTTTACTAATACAATAAATCGTCTAGATTTCTCAACAGAAACCGTAACAGTACCAACACCTAGATTGTCTATAGCAAAATCTAGTTTAAAAGCAACCTCAAGTAGTTCTTATGGTTACTTTGGTGGTGGTGATAGTAATCCTGGGACTCCTCCAACTTATCTTACCACCATAGACCGTCTAGATTTCTCAACAGAAACCGTAACAACTCCAACACCTAAGTTATCTCAAGAAAGATTTGGTTTAACAGCAACCTCAAGTAGTTCTTATGGTTACTTTGGTGGTGGTAGTACTCCTATTGCTCGTTTTTCCACCATTGATCGTCTAGATTTCTCAACAGAAACTGTATCAATACCAACACCTAAGTTATCTCAAGCAAGAAATAGTTTAGCAGAAACCTCAAGTAGTTCTTATGGTTACTTTGGTGGTGGTCAACCTGGTGGTGGTTTTGTCTCCACTATTGACCGTATAGATTTCACTACAGAAACCGTCACAGTACCAACACCTAAGTTATCTCAAGCAAGAACTAATTTAGCAGCAACCTCAAGTAGTTCTTATGGTTATTTTGGTGGTGGTTCTAATCCTACTATTGCTATTTGCACCATTGACCGTCTAGATTTCTCTACAGAAACCGTATCAGTACCAACACCTAAGTTATCTCAAGCAAGAGATAATTTAGCAGCAACCTCAAGTAGTTCTTATGGTTACTTTGGTGGTGGTCTTGTTCCTCCTGCTACTCGTGTTTGCACCATTGACCGTATAGATTTCTCTACAGAAACCGTAACAGTACCAACACCTAAGTTATCTCAGACAAGAAGTTCTTTAACAGCAGTCTCAAACTCAAACTAAATAAAACAACTATATCATTCTGAAATGAAATCTGGAGCAACTGAAAGTTCTTTTTATTATCTTTCGCAATATTATACATTTCCTGAAAATGTAGATGTAAGAAGAACCACACACGAAATCATACAATCAGATAAGCAATATAAGGTCATCTGGGCACACGATAATTGCGACCAAGCAGGGCACCGAGACCTTCCACAACACATAGACAAGATTGATAGAATTGTCTGTGTATCAAACTGGGAACGAGAGCAATACATCAAATATAACAGAGCACCAGCAGAGAAACTGACGGTGATTCCAAATGGTGTGGATGATATGTTCCGTCCATCAGGAAACTCTAAATCAAAAACTTGTATCTTTTTCTCAGCACCACATAAAGGTATCACACCATTAGTACCCATCTGGAAAGAAGTTATCAAACATCATCCAGATGCAAAACTCAAAGTCTTCTCTTCAATGTCTCTTTATGGTGCAATTCAACCAGGAGAAGGAGAAAATGAGACCATCACAACTGATAAGGGATTAGAACCTTCACCATTCATTCCCATCTACAAGGAACTCCAGGCACTTCCAGGTGTAGAGTATTCACCTTGTATTGACCGTGAAGAACTACTACCTCATATTCAAGATGCTGCTTTTTATATTCATCCAAATGTATGGGAAGAAACCTTTTGTGTTTCATTAGCAGAGGCAATGAGTTGCGGATGCTTTCCTATTACCACAGATATGGGAGCACTTCCAGAAACATCTAATGGAATGGGTAAGTATATTCCAATGTCGGGGCAGAATACTCCCAGAGGTTGGATTACTGATGATACTTTTCATAAGAACTTTGCAGAAGAAATTATCAATGCTCTTCACTTCTTTGATATTGCAAGAGATGAATACGAACAGGCATCACAAGCAATATCTAATTTTGCTATTCAAAGTTACAATTGGAGAAGAGTAACAAAGTTATGGGAAAGTGAAATTGATAGTCTTACCCAAAAGATTGATATTTTAAATGGAAAGAATCTTAAAACACTCAATGAGTTTTATGAGTGGTCTTCCAGTATCAATATGCTTCCTCCAAAACATATTGATTACTTGTATCGTCTGAAGTATAAGTTTGATATTTTCCCAGAAGTGATTTATGATATTGGTTCTGGTGTATTGCACTGGTCTAAGTTTGCTCAGTGTGTCTGGGAACAATCAAAGTTTTATCACATTGATGGATTTGAAGGATACGAGAATCTCTATCAAAAGCATCACATCAATTATGCAATTGAGGTTCTTTCTTCTCAAGACAATCAAGAAAAGATTTTTTATGAGAACCTAAAGAGTAGTGGAAGTTCTTCTTATTATGAAATGAATTATGAAAGATTTCCACACAATGAGAACTTTAAAAACAGTTCTTTTTATAGAGAAAGAAAAGTTCTTACAAAATCTTTGGATACTTTAATCAAAGAAAGAAACTGGGAACTTCCAGAACTGATTAAAATGGATATACAAGGATGTGAGATGGATGTGCTGAAAGGTGCAAAGTATGCTCTTTCAAATTGTAAACATCTTATTCTTGAATTGCAGAGTGAAGAGTTTATGAAAAATGCACCATTAAATAAAGAAGTCATTGAATATGTGACATCAATTGGTTACGAATTAGAAGCACATTTCGTTCAAAATCCAAGTGGTTCTGACGGAGATTATCACTTTTTTAGACTATGATTAATGTTTGTTTCAGCACCATTCCTTCAAGATTTAAAAGTCTTGATGTGATTATTCAATCGTTTAAAGAACAGACCAGAGTTCCAGATAAACTGATTATTACTGTTCCAGAAAAGTATCATCGGTTTTCTTATGAGAAATCTGAAATTGAAAGTATCTGTGAGAAGTATTCTGATTTTGTTCATCTTCTTTTTGTAAATGAAGACTACGGCCCTGCCACAAAAATCTATGGTGCTCTTCATTCTTTGGAGTTATATCCGAATTCTTATGTGATGGTCTGTGATGATGATGCAATCTATCATTCAGAACTTGTTGCATCTTATGCAAAAGCAATTGAGCATCAGGGTGATTGTGCCTGGACTCCTGTAAAGAATGTAGAGCATAATGCAAATGATTTAAAACTTCCGACTCATCATATTCACAAACTTCAAGGAGTTGATACTTATCTTTTTTATCCAGAGATTCTTATCAAAATTAATAGTAACAACTTCAAATCAAAATACTTTGAGTTCCTAGTCAGAAACACAAACATTAAATCTCTGAAGAATGTATTTCTTCACGATGACTATTTTGTTTCTGCACTGCTTTATGACCATAAGATTCCAATAAAAACTTTCTATCTTGTGGATACGGTTTATGAAGGAATCTCTGGTGAGAATCAGATACACGAGTCTCTGAAGTGTCACTCTGATGAGGTTGAATTGATTCAGAGAATCTATGCGACTTATGAAAAATCCAGTGTCATTATTCGTTGTGATTTTACCAGAGTGAATGGTGAGAAAGTTGGTGAATACTGGATTGACGGAAAACTGAATACAGAAGACTATCACAATTACATTATAGATATTCATAAGCAATATGGTGCTTTTAAAATTGCCATTAACATTAATCCCGAAGAACCTATGAACGCATTATTAGACAAAAAAGTAACTGAGTTAGAAGAACTTTATCACTGGCAGATTCGTCATTCGCAAATGCCAGAAGACCATATTGATTATCTTTTTAGATTGAAGTATTGGAATAACTTTCATCCCAAAGTTGTTTATGATATTGGTTCAAACTATCTTTCTTGGTCTCGTTTGGCGGCAAATGTTTGGAGAGATGCAAGAATTTATTGTGTAGATGCCTGCTCTGAGTTTGCAAATGTTTATCCAAAGTATGGTATTGATTATGCAATTGAAGTTCTGAGTGATAGAACAGAACAAATTGAGTTCTGGGAAAATCCAATGTGTCCTGGTCTTTGTACAATGTATCCCGTCAATGAAATTCACGACCCAGGTAGAAACTTTCACAATGAACATCTAAGAAAGGTGATTCGTCAGACAAAAACATTGGATGAACTTGCAAGAGAAAGAGACTGGATGAAACCAGATTTAATCAAGATTGATGTTCAAGGTGCCGAAGTCAATATTCTTCAAGGTGCAAAAGAATCTCTTGAAAATTGTAATCATTTGATTTTAGAAGTTCAAACAAAAGAGTTTAGTACTGGTGCTCCAATGTTGAATGATGTTGAGCAATATATGAATTCCATTGGATTTGTTCTATTTTGTGAAATTGGTCATAATGATTCCAAGTGTGACGGTGATTATCATTTCATTCGGCAAAATATATTGCCTAAATAAAGTACACAACTAAATTGAATCTTTAGAATTCCTATGTCTGACAATTATAAGGATATTGCACTCGCAAAAGCAGATGATGTTTTAAGTGACAGTAATGAGTTTATGCTCAGAGTCTATAATGAATGTATGAAATGGGAGGAGAGTGAGAAAGAACTTGCACAGACTCGTTCCAACTTTCAGATTGAAAAGTTCATCATTCACGACAACTTTACGATTCCATCAGCATTTAAGGCAGCACTGATTAACAGAAGAAGTGTCGCAGAAAATCTTCTTCAGGGCATTCAGGACGCAAAGAGAGCAGCAAGAGAGTTTCATTACAAGTGGGACGGAAAGAATAGAAACGAACCAATCTGGTGGGAGAATGGAAGAGGTGGTAAAGAACTTTGCTGGTATGATATTGATGAGTTTCACTTTAACCGTCTAATTCAAGGTCTGAACAACGGATTCCAGGCAGCAGTGGATGAACTTGAATTCTTTGATAAAATGATTGAGAGACTGATTGAACTCAATGGTGGAAAACTGATTAGTAGAGAACAGTTTGATGCTGACCAACCCGCATATTGGGAAAGAAGACTTGCCAACCAGGCACTTGATGATTTACTTCAGGCAAAAACTGGTGTCAATGCTGGTAATATTCGTTCAATGAGAAGAGCAAGTGCCCCCACTGTTCTTCCTGATGATGTCAACAGAACCAAAGGAAGTTTTGGTGATCCAACAAATCCAATGGACTTCTTAAATGCTCTGCAAAGTCAGGTTTCAAAAGGTATTGAAGAAATCAGTGGAATGTATAATGTAATTGAGGGAAGGCAGGAAGAACCAAAAGTTCTAGACCAGGCAACTGAGACACCTGGAGTTTCATTATTTAACGAAGAACTCAAGCAGAATCAGTAATCCAAATGGCGGGAGATGTATTCAGTCTAGATCGTCTTTACGATGCAAAGACGACACCAAAAAAACAACTGATACAAACTAAGAGTAACCAGTATGGTTACTTTAGTGGTGGTAGTTCTCCTACAGTTGTTTGCACAATAGACCGTCTAGATTTCTCTACAGAAACCGTCACAGTACCAACACCTAAGTTATCTCAAGCAAGAAATGATTTATCGGCTGTTTCAAGTAGTTCTTATGGTTACTTTGCTGGTGGTTCTTTTTTCCCTATTACTTATGTTTGCACCATTGACCGTCTAGATTTCTCCACAGAAACCGTAACAGTACCAACATCTAAGTTATCTCAAGCAAGAATTAATTTAGCAGCAACCTCAAGTAGTTCTTATGGTTACTTTGGTGGAGGTTTTTTTCCGGTTCAGGTTTGCACCATAGACCGTTTAGATTTCTCTACAGAAACCGTAACAGTACCAACATCTAAGTTATCTCAAGCAAGACAAAGATTAGCAGCAACTTCAAGTAGTTCTTATGGTTACTTTGGTGGTGGTTCATCTCCCACTTATGTTTGCACAATAGACCGTCTAGATTTCTCCACAGAAACCGTCACAACACCAACACCTAAGTTATCTCAGGCAAGAGATAGTTTAGCAGCAACCTCAAGTAGTTCTTATGGTTACTTTGGTGGTGGTTCTCCTGGTAATGTTTGCACCATTGACCGTTTAGATTTCTCCACAGAAACCGTCACAACACCAACACCTAAGTTATCTCAAGCAAGAAGTGGTTTAGCAGCAGTCTCAAGTAGTTCTTATGGTTACTTTGGTGGTGGTACACCTCCTAATTTCTCTACCATTGACCGTTTAGATTTCTCTACTGATGGAGTATCCGTTTCAAGTTCTAAATTATCTCAAGCAAGAAATAGTTTAGCAGCAGTCAGTTACAGATCCACTCCTCTCTTTGAGGAAGTTGATGGTTTTCAGTATAATATCAGTCCTTGGAGTTATTATGGTTTTTATGGTGGTGGTTACATTTCTGGTCCTGCTCGTGTTTCCACCATTGACCGTCTAGATTTCTCTACAGAAACCGTCACAATACCATCATCTAAGTTATCTCAAGCAAGAGAACAATTAGCAGCAACTTCAAGTAGTTCTTATGGTTACTTTGGTGGAGGTCTCATTCCTACTCCTAATTTTGTTTGCACCATTGACCGTCTAGATTTCTCTACAGAAACAGTTGCAGTACCAGGTCGTCAGTTATCTCAAGCAAGAAGTGGTTTAGCAGCAATCTCAAGTAGTTCTTATGGTTACTTTGCTGGTGGTTCTAATCCTCTTGTTTGCACCATTGACCGTCTAGATTTCTCTACAGAAACCGTAACAGTACCAACACCTAAGTTATCTCAAGCAAAAAATGGTTTAGCAGCAGTCTCAAGTAATTCTTTTGCTTACTTTGGTGGGGGAACTACTGGGTCTCAAGTTTGTACTATAGACCGTCTAGATTTCTCTACAGAAACCGTAACAGTACCAACACCTAATTTATCTCAAGCAAGAAATGATTTAGCAGCAACATCAAGTAGTTCTTATGGTTACTTTGGTGGTGGTTCTAGTCCTCTTAGTGTTTCTACTATTGACCGTCTAGATTTCTCTACAGAAACCGTAACAGTACCAACACCTAAGTTATCTCAAGGAAGATTTGGATTAGCAGCAACCTCAAGTAGTTCTTATGGTTACTTTGGTGGTGGTTTTGGTACTACTCTTGTTTGCACTATTGACCGTTTAGATTTCATCACAGAAACCGTTACAGTACCGGCACCCAAATTATCTCAAGCAAGATATGGTTTAGCAGCAGTAACCTACAAGTCTCAACAAATCCTTAAGACCACCACAAATTACACCAACTGGCCTGAGAGTGCAAACTTTGGGTATTATGGTGGTGGATATTTTACTCCTCCCGCTACTTTTGTTAGCACCATTGACCGTTTAGATTTCTCAACAGAAACCGTCACAAGACCAACACCTAAGTTATCTCAAGGAAGATCTCAATTAGCAACAACCTCAAGTAGTTCTTATGGTTACTTTGGTGGGGGAGTTCCTAGTTCTACTTTTGTTTGTACAATTGACCGTCTAGATTTCTCCACAGAAACCGTAACAGTACCAACACCTAAGTTATCTCAAGCAAGAAGTCTTTTAGCAACAACCTCAAGTAGTTCTTATGGTTACTTTGGTGGTGGTACTAGTAGTCCTCCTGTTAACATTTATCTTTGCACCATTGACCGTCTCGATTTCTCTACAGAAATAGTAACAATACCAACATCTAAGTTATCCCAAGCAAGACGAGGTTTAGCAGCAGTCTCAAATAGTTCTTATGGTTACTTTGCTGGTGGTGATATTGCCAGTGGAGGTGCTTCCACCATAGACCGTATAGATTTCACAACAGAAACAGTAACAGTACCAACATCTAAGTTATCCCAAGGAAGAGGCAATTTAGCAGCAACCTCAAGTAGTTCTTATGGTTACTTTGGTGGGGGAATTTCTGGTCCTGTTAATGTTTGCACTATTGACCGTCTAGATTTTTCAACAGAAACCGTAATAACACCAACACCTAAGTTATCTCAAGCAAGACAGTATTTAACATCAACCTCAAGTAGTTCTTATGGTTACTTTGGTGGAGGTTATTTTCCTCCTTCTGTTTGCACTATAGACCGTCTAGATTTCTCCACAGAAACAGTAACAACACCAACACCTAAGTTATCTCAAGCAAGATCTGGTTTAGCATCAGTATCCGGAGGAACCGGAACCCGAAGAGTGGGTTCTGCGACTGCCGGGTATTTTGCTGGTGGTACTCCTCTTTCTTCTTCTACCATAACCCGTCTAGATTTCTCCACAGAAACCGTAACAGTACCAACACCTAAGTTATCTCAAGAAAGATTTAGATTAGCAGCAACCTCAAATAGTTCTTATGGTTACTTTGGTGGTGGAACCATTTTTCCAGCAATCTACTCAACAATTGACCGTTTAGATTTTTCTACAGAAACCGTCACAGTACCAACACCCAAGTTATCTCAGGCAAGAAATGCCTTAGCAGCAGTCTCAAGTAGTTCTTATGGTTTTTATGGTGGTGGTTTTGACGGCACTAATCGTCCTTCCACTATTGACCGTCTAGATTTCTCTACAGAAACCGTAACAGTACCAACACCTAAATTATCTCAAGCAAGAAGTAGTTTAGCAGCAATCTCAAGTAGTTCTTATGGTTACTTTGGTGGTGGTGGTGCTCCTACTTCTGTTTGCACCATTGACCGTCTAGATTTCTCAACCGAAACCGTAACAGTACCAACACCTAAGTTATCTCAGGCAAAACAATTTTTAGCAGCAGTCACAAGTAGTTCTTATGGTTACTTTGGTGGTGGTGGTGCTCCTACTTCTGTTTGCACCATTGACCGTCTAGATTTCTCTACAGAAACAGTAACAGTACCAACACCTTCGTTATCTCAAGCAAGACAAGAGTTAGCAGCAACCTCAAGTAGTTCTTATGGTTACTTTGGTGGTGGTGGTGCTCCTACTTCTGTTTGCACCATTGACCGTCTAGATTTCTCTACAGAAACAGTAACAGTACCAACACCTAAGTTATCTCAAGCAAGATATGGTTTAGCAGCAGTCTCAAATTCAAACTAAATAAAACAATTATATCATTATCTGTATGAATGATTTACTTTCAAATATTTTAATTCAACCTAAAGTAGTCACAAAAGAAAACTGCAAATATCTGATTGATTATGCAAATCGTGCAGAAAAAGAACAGATGGGTGTCTTTGACCCAGATAAAACAAATCTCACAAAGCAACAAGAACATAAGGTAGATAAATCATCCAGAGATGTCAAGTGTGCTGATGTAACACCAATACTTCCTCAGATTCACGACCTGATGGCAAATATTATTGACCATGTTATCAATCCTTTTTATAATTTTAAGATTCGTGATAGTGAAATGCCACAACTTCTTTACTATGAAAAAGGAGGGCACTATAAACCTCACTATGATGCAGAAGCACTCTGGACAAATCCTGATGGAACTCAGATGTGGAAAAAGAGTGTAGATCGTGATCTTTCTACGGTTCTTTTTCTCAATAATAATTTTGAGGGTGGATATTTTACATTTCCAGATTTAAGAGTCACCATTAAACCAGAACCAGGACTTCTTGTTTGCTTTCCTTCCTCAAGATGGTTTAAGCATTGTGTAGAACCAGTACTCTCGGGACAACGCTATACTCTTGTAACTTGGATGCGAGTGCAGGGGTTTCAAACAAAAGAAGAACAAGATAAAGAAATAGAAGAAAAGTATGGAATCAAAGTTCCATAAATAAAAGTAACATTTCAGAAATACTATAATGACACAACTTATTAAACATTATTGGGTTGATAGAGACCAACCAGGAGTATTTGCCACATCACCAGCACAATTTGCACAACCAATGTTTGGTGTGGTTGGATTTCAGGCAGAAGGTCTTGTAGGTGTTCACAAACTCACCGATGAAAATGGAATTGAATTTTTCCTTTCAACTGTACCTGATGAAACTGTGATTACTGAAGTAGATCCAGGTCTTTCAATTCTAACTCAACAAGAATGGGATGATGAAATCGAGGCATATGATACAAGACAAGAAGCAAAGAGACGCAATAGTGTAAGAAAGTATCGTGATCAACTTCTTAATCAAACTGATTGGGTTGTAGTTCGTTCTCTTGAAACTGGTACTCCACTATCAGAAGAATTCACTGATTGGAGACAAGCACTTCGGGATCTTCCTACAGTTGAACCATTCCCCACAGAAATTCCTGCTGCTCCAGAAGGTATTACCGTAGATGAAACAATTTATGATGCATATATTGCAGAACTCAGAGGAACTCATATGGTGAATGATCCTCTTCCTCCACTAGAGCAACCTCAAGTCTAATTTAAAAGAGTATAGCACTTATCGTTACGGTCATATGCATAATCTGCATACTGACCGTTTTTTCTTACAAAGTGTAGGAACAATTGCATAAAACGGTCATTCTCATGAGTTCTCAAAGGACTTCTCCAGTGAGGAACAATTGTACCCAGATATGCGACACCGTGACCCACTGGTGTTACAACTTCTCTTCTTTTATCTGTTAAATCTTTGAGTTTGATAGGCCATTTTGCATCACCACAAATGTTCATTGTGACTGATATCTCACAAGAAGGTCTATCAGTATGGCAGTTCATCCAACCACCATTATGATAAGTTGTAGAAAACCAATAAGTAGGAAGAAGTTCTTCTCCGATTAACTCTTCAAGTATAGGTTGCATTCTTTTCATCACATATGCACAAGATGGAGGCGCATAGCAAAATAAAACTCTTCCTCTTTCTGGATCCCAAGAACCATTAAGATTTCCAAGATCTTTTAGAGCACCACACAGATTTTGATATTTGATGTGTATTGCTTCTTCCTGAGTGATAATATCTGGAATATAATGCCATCCCTTATTCAGAAAATCGGTCATAAATTTCTTATAAAATATCATATAGTATCTATATGACATTTAATGGTGGATAATATTAATTATAAATATTACAAGAGTATCGTATAAAAAATAAAAAGTGGCATTATTAAGTGCAATTGTCGGAGGAACATTTAGAGGTGATCAAGGTGTCCAAGGAGTACCTGGAAACCAAGGATCTCAAGGTCTTGCCAATCAAGGTGTTCAAGGATTGCAAGGAGTTCAAGGTGTTCAAGGACTTCAAGGTCGTCAAGGTACTCAAGGTGTCCAGGGACTTCAAGGAGTACAAGGTCTTCAAGGACTTCAAAGTACTCAAGGTCTTCAAGGAAATCAAGGAACATTTGGTCCTGCCACTATTCCACAAAATTCACAAACGACAGGTTATACATTAGTTGCAACTGATAATGGAAAGCATATTGATATTACTACTGGGGGTGTAACAGTTCCAGTTAATGTTTTCCAAGTAGGAGAAAATGTAGTCATCTATAATGATTCTGCCACTCCACAAACAATCACTCAAGGTGCCAATGTCACTTTAAGATATGCTGGTACGACTAATACAGGAAACCGAACTCTTGGTGCTTATGGAGTTTGTACGGTTCTTTGTGTTGCGGATGTTACTAATGCTGATGTATTCATTATTTCTGGTGCTGGATTAACATAATATGACAATACCATCAATTCTTCTTGGTTTTATAAATCCTGCAGGTCCAGGTCAATCAGCATATACAACTGCCGGAACTTTTACATTTGTTGTTCCTCAGGGAATCACATCTATTTCAGTTGTTGCTGTTGGTGGTGGTGGTGGCGGTGCTCGTGGTGGTAACAACAGTAGACCGCATAAATTACTCTAATGATACTGCAACAGCATCTCCAAGAGGACCATTGAGTATTGCTACATATTACTTAGGAGCAACAAGTAATAGTTCTTATGGTTGGTTCGGTGGTGGTAT